TAGTTGCTGAACCAGAAGTAGCTGAATATGATGCATTAGCCACAGTACCTGTAACATTTGCACCTGTTAAACTTGTTAACCCAGCGCCATTTGCAGTAATATTTGTTACTGTTAATATATTAGTAGTTGCATCAAATGTTAAGTTAGCACTAGCGCCTAAGTTAGTATTATTGTTATATTGAATCTGTGTGTTAGAACCTGCGACATTTGCATTACCTCCGCCAGTAGGTGATTGCCAAGTTAAATTACCTGTGCCATCAGTTTGTAATCTATAACCAGCAGAACCACCGGTAATACGCACATTAGCAACATCACCTAAATCACTACTGGTATTAATTACAATATTGCTTATGTTGGCATCAATTACGTTAATATTTGTGACATCTAATGTACTTGTTACTGGATCAAATGTAAAACTTGAATTACCACCTAAATAGATTCCAGTATTATACTGTACTTCATATACATTACCACCTGGACCAATTGCACCACCTCCACTTGCTAGTACATCAATAGAATCACCTGTACTTAATGGTACATTAATTTGAACTGTATTAGCATCTACTTTAGTGTATAGTGTTGGTTCAATATTAACACCATTCTTCATTACATTGAATAGATTTGGTGTTGGATAGTTTTGTAATTGTACATTACTAAATTGTTGATTGTTTGCGGTAGTTGTTACTGCAAAACTAATATATGGAATTGGATCACCAGCACCCGTTGGATTGACCCAGTTTAGATTACCTGTACCATCAGTACTTAAAACATAGTTATAGTTACCACCAGTAATAAAGACATTACCTACATTACCTAAATAGCTGTTACCACCCACATACAAGCTGTTAGCCATATGTATGTTTTGTACTTCATTACCACCAGCATCATATCCAATATTAAGAAATGCTTCTACATTGCTATTACCATAAGGTAGTGTGGGGCTAAGTACATCTTGTTTAGTATATAAAGTAGTAAAGTTTTTAGCAGGTACATTTGCTATATTAATATTACTTTCAGTAGTATTATACAGTGTTGTAAAATTGTTTGCTGATACTTTAATATTGCTATTAAAGCTATACAAACTTGTTGAATTATTTGTAGCCATATTGACTATCCTTACTTGATGTTATACTGGCGATATTGTCTTGGTTGCCATACTGAAGTTAATCGTGTATGACCACCACTCCATTTACCTTTATTGTTTTGATCGGTTACTTGATCCCAAGCAGCATCAAATTTAGATTGATATACTGCCGCGTCTTGGTCATTATGTCGTTTGATAAAATATTCACGCAATGTAGAATATACATAACCTTCAGCCCATGTTGATAGTACAGCATTATTTTGAACTGTAATATTTGTTTCAGTTATATCCTCTACTAAACCTGTTGAAGGTCCTGATCCATTAACTATTGTTCCAGTAACTTGCGTACTTGAATCAACACTAGTAATTGTTAATGTTCCATCACCAAAACTACCGGTGTCATCTGTAGCAATAAGTGTATCACCTACATTTAATCCGTCTGTAGTTAATAATTCTACAGTAGTAGTCCAGGGACCTGCACCCACAATAGTAAGAACTTCACCGGTAACACTAATAACTTGGTCGTCAGCAGGACTAAACAATAATGGCCATGCTTTATAGTAGTATAAGTTAATTAAATCACCCTCAGCGATATAAGGTAAGAATTGATATTTCTGACCTACTTCACTGAACTTACCACGAATTACTGCTGGTACATTAACTGGTTGCAAATACAACTGAGCAATCATACTCTGAGCAATAATATCTCTATCACCGATTCTATCATAAACAATCCAAGGACCTGTTTGGCTACTTTGATTACCTGTAGTACTGAATGTTATTGTACCGCTAACAGTACCTGTGTTTGCAAGGTCTAATGTAATTGTACCACCGCTTATGCCTGTACCAACATTACTAATAGTTGCACCAGTTGCGATACCTGTTCCACTAACTGCCATATTGTTACTAATAGTTTGTGCAGGAGTGCTTGTTAATAATATTGTAAATTGACCATTTGTTCCAGTTGCAGTTGCAGTAGTAGATACTTGACGACCTTGTTTAAAAAACAATATCGGTTTATTCATATCACCTGGAATTGGTATACGACCAAATTCATCAGCAACGCCTATGTTTTCTATTGCATATGGGTCGCAACGCAGTGCAGGTAGTTCAATATTACGCATTGATAGTTCTGCTAAGAATATGCATTTTTTTACTTCTTCGGTATTAGTACTACCTGTGAAATCTTTGATGAAAGTTATTAAGTCATCTGCTGTTGGGATTACAAACATAATTTAATGTCCTTGAAAGAATTTTTGTTGACCTACTTTACTTGGATATGTAACATCAATAGGTATAGGTAACTTGCCACCTGGATAGCATATGTATTGTGGGTATTCTTGTTCTACCACACGATAAAATTGTGCTTTTAATGTTCTATCATTTTTAAGAGCAGCCCAAGGGATGCCACCAAAATATTGATCTGAAATACGAATAGAAACAACATTAGGCAAATCCATCCATTTATATCCTAACTTACCATCAGGCATTAACGGAGATAATGGATCTACTTTTCCTTCTTCAGCGGCTTTTCTATATTCAGCACATCTTATAGCGACTGTTTCAGCATTCATTTGCTCACGCTTTATATAGAATTTACCATCTTCACGACCGGTAGTAGTTTTAATATTTTTACTGTTATTCCAATCTGTTCTTTGCCAATCACCTTTCATAGTATTGTATAACTTGTCGTTTTTTAACAATTTATCTGCAACACCGTTGTGATTAGTTACCATTCCACCATGATCTTGTCTCCAGTAATCATGGTTCTTTTCTGGATCTTTTTTATCCAAATATTCTGAGTTGTTATTGTGATTCATATATGTATTTAGTCTTAATAAAAAGTGTAATCTATCAACAAAAAAAGGCTCCGAAGAGCCTTTTTTGTATTACTAATTTTGTGATTAGTATGTAGAACCAGCGCCTTCGTTGACACGTTGTACTAAAGTAGCATTACGTGGGGCTGATGGGCTGTTTGCTGCGCCAGATTCAATCTGATTCAACATTGCAACTCCTGCTGGGTTACGAACAATTAATGTTCCTTCCATGATGAACTGATCCAAAGAAGCGTCAGCATTACTGAATACTTCGTTGTTAGGACCTAGATCACGCAATGAACCCCATTGTAGCACATCTTCATTCAAGAAGTAAATGCTGTTGCTTACACCAGACTGGTCCATGATCCATGAATCATAGATTTCGTATGTGTAGTTGAAGTCACCTTCATAAGTTTGAATCGTGTCGCCACGTTCAACATTACGACGGTTAATACTTGTATTAGAAGTACCGATCAAATCACTGATGCTAGTGCGTAGTGATGTAGCTGCAACCATAGTGCGAATTTTTGCATTATAGCGTTCTTCAGCAGTAGTTACTAATTGCTTGTAAGTAATTGGACTGAAAGATTGTAGTTCAAAATCACTAGAAGTATAGAACTGGCTACCAGTAGCTGAAATGTTCAATTGACCAACAACATAAGATGAACTATCTGTATCTTCATTATTAGTGTTAGTTACCATTTCAGTAGCGGTGTCACCTGTAGTACTAAATGACTGAGTACCTGCAAAAGATGCCAATGAACCCATTCTACGACCTGTTTGACCAGCTGGTAGACCACTTGCTGTACCTGTTTGTCCAGCATACTTTGTACCAATTTGGTCATTACGAACTAGTTGTTGTTCCACGTCAAACATCAATTCAATCAATTGCTTGACTTCTTGATATGCTTGAGGATCGCCACCAGATTGCATAACTGCACGGGCTGTACCAGAAGCTGCGATAACTGTACTAAAAATTTGTGTATAGTTACCTAAGTTGAAACGCTGATTGCTTTCTGCTGATGCAGAAGAAACAGCAGCACCTTCAAGCTGTGCTTGTACTTGCGGTAGACGATAGATGTCGTCTGTCCATAATGGTAAAGTAGAATTAACTTTACGCTTTTTACTCATACACATGTTTAATACAGGTGTATCATCTTTAACACGGTTAGACACATCTAGGTCTAAGTCCTTAACAACGATATCTGAACCATAAGCTGTTGTACCGTTACCAATTTGACTGGTTGTAATTTCTGCCATAATAATCTCCTTAAAATGTAATTAGGCTTTTATCTACCACCTCTTGAAGCACGAATCTTATTAAGTTGTGCCATTAAGAGATTGTCTCCGGCTTTTTTATCGCCGGCCTTGGCTTGTTCACGAAGTTTACTAATGTCATCATTAGCGCCGCGTTGATTATTTGAACTACTGCGTCTTTGAGTAAGTACTGCCATACTTGACCCTGCACTCTTTGTAGTTGGTTTATCTCTATATCTGAGTCCGTCTCGTATTAATGAAAGTAAACTCTCATCACTTGAGATTAGGTCAAGATTAGGGATTCCAGGAATGATTTCACTTTTAGCTTCAGGCCAGTGCTTAGTTAACTTATCACGAATCTCATTGTAAACATATTCATTTTTCAATTCTTTGTCTACGAAATTCTTGCGTTGTACTTCTAATCTCTGTGTTACCTGTTGACCACGAATTTGTCTAAATTCATCAATAGCGGGTTTTAGTTGTCCTATCACACCTTGTTGTTGACGAATGTATTGTTCATTCTGAGCCATACTTGCTTGGATCCTTGCTACAGTAGCGGGATCTCTTGTCTGAGCCAACTGATTTTGAAATGTACTTTGATAACCTTGTGTTTTAACAATTTCATCATAAGCACTTCTAATCTGTGGTTCAACAGTGAATGCCATTGCTAGAGTCAAACCTTCTTGTTGAGCGCGGGACTCTTTGAGGTATTCATCAAATTCCGCTTTTTCAATCTTCAACTGTCTGGCATCTTCATGTATTGCTGATCCCTGTCCTAATATTGCTGCGGCTTTTTTAGCATCAATAACTACTTCTTTACCATTCTTCATAAACTTGAACTTAGCGTTCGGATTAGTTTCTGCGAATTCAATAAAATCAATTAGTTCATCTGCTAAAGAATCATTACTTTCTTGGCTTACCTCTGCAGGGGCTTCCGTTTCTTGATTGCTTTCGTCACTATATAGGTTGTCGGTATCACCAACTTCGGCTTCAGCGTTTTCGCTGGGTGCCACAGGGCTTGAAGATTCTGCCGATCCTTCTTGACCTGTTGCAGACTGTTCAGTAGGTCTGATTTGGTTACGCAATGTTTCATTTCGCATTGCGGTCATTTTTTGAGCTATTGAGTCTAAACTGGGTACTGCGCTTTGTTCAGTGGCCGCGCTCTGAGGAGCGTTAGGGCTGATTTCGTTTGTCATTTCTATTTTTTCCTTAATTATTATTCTTGGGTGTCAATATTAACATTACCAAGTTTATTTTTCAAGTATACAGCTTTTTTAAGGCTGTTGATGAAACTGTCCATGCCAGCGAGTTCATTGCTATGAGCTATTCGCTGTGCATTATCATCTGACGTATGTCCTCTAATACTAGAGAGAATATCTGTCAGTTCAAATTTCCAATGATGAACAAACATCGCTAAATCTTTGTTCTTCAATAATGTTTCTGCTTGACTACCATAATGTCTAACTTTGTCTGCTTGCGCAGGAGTTAGTTTTTTCATACTACTCAAGTCTACCGTTAAACGGTTATTATAAAACTCAATTGAGTTTTCATCTATCATATCTTTTCCTATCTTGTAGTCTATTTATACTTTTAAATTATGAGTAAACTTTAGGGTTACCGGCAGCTACTGCCATGTAATCTAACTGAGTTTCAGCATCTTGTCCAGTTAATTCCATTTCAATTTGATTAGCTTTAACTTGATTTAACATAGCTGTACTTAAATCTTTCTTTTCTGCTGGACTAGGTTCTTTAGCCTTTGATGCTTCTTGTCCCTGTTTAATCATTGCTAATACTTCTTCGTCTGACGGAAGATAACTATCGCAATCTTTTACTCCAAGAACATATAATGTATCAGCAAATGGTTTTTTGACTTTCTTATATACTTCTGGAGTTAATGTACCTTGAGCAACCATACCCTGTGTAGCTGTATACAAATCAGTTTGACATTTTTGAATAATTTGTAGTCGCCCTAATGCGTTTTCTTCACTCATCATACCAATACTTAATTCTAAGTGTATTTGCTTTCTATCACAAAAGTTCATATCATCCCATGACTTATAGTCTAAGAATTCAGCTTTCTTATCTGGGTGATATGGTTGTGCTAATTTCTTAACTCCATAATCATCACCATATTGAATCAATGTACGCCACACTAACCATAATGCTTCTCTTAGACCTTCAGCCGCGTTACGAACTGTATTGTCTTGTATGATTTGGTTAGGAGTTAATGCTAGTTGTAATTTAATACCCGAATTACCTGCAGCCATAACTTCTGGATTGAACACATCACTTGGTGTTGTCATTCCAACCATAGCCATAGTATCTTGTTGTATGCGATTCATAGCAACTTCCAAGAACTGTAAGTTTCCACTTGGGGGAGGGAGTTGATATATGTCTTTTGCTGGATCAAACTTACTATCTAATATAAAGATGGCTGCTTCACCATCTTGTAACATCTCAAAGTCTAATCTATCTGGCTTAACACCAATACGTGGTGTTGCTGTTAACAGACCTAATTGTATTTCTGCTCTTGCGGCAGAAGTGTTGTATTCTTGCATTGGTATAACTGATTCAGCAATACTCATGCCATAGAAGTTACCAGGTAATGGTTTTGGACACATATTAGCAACAGGAATAAACTCTACTTCTTTTGCTGATATAATATATGAACCAGAATAGATTAATTCTATAAGTTCTAACTCACCGTCACCATCAATGTCATATCTGTTCCATACCGTTACGATAGATACTTGACGACTATCTGGATCAGCACTTGCTGCTGAACTAACAGGTATACCCATGACTGGTACCGAGTCTCTTGCGTGAATTGCTAAGTTGTTTAGTACTGAACCTGCTTGATAAGCACCATTCATATTGTATTCAGCATGAACTCTAAATTCTTCTAAATTAATATCTGGATATAATTCTAATGCTTCTTGTATAGACATTGGATCATAGTAACCACAGAAAGGTTGATCTTTCATCTCAGGTACTGTGGGATCACATATCCAATAATGCTGTGCTATTGGATGAAACTTAACATTGATATTATAACCAGTTAGTTTGTATTTTGCAATATAAGTTGTGTTGCGATTAATAGCTGTATTAAGAATATCTTGTTCACTTGAATGTAAATCAGCACCCATACCAGCCATGTTAGCAGACATTTGTTGTGCTTGTTCTTCTTGTGAATCTGTATTGCCTAAACTTTTAATATAATCTTCAATCACACTATCAGCCATTGATATGTGTGTTTGATTTAACATTTGTTTTACTTCTTGACCAACTTTCATTAAGTCAACATTCATTCTGCGTTTACTTTGGCGTAGTGCTGTTAGTCCAGCTTCGGCAGCTTGTTGTTCAAATGCTTTTAATTGATCTGCTGTACCTTGTGTTTCTACATAACGATCAATCTTTTCACGAACTGGCTTAATCATCATCATGCCGTTTTTGTGCATGTTTGCGTCCATGATCCAGCGTTCTAAAATAAAGTGTGGATCATTCATTTGATTCACTACTTTATTAACCATATTGGATGCTTGTCTGGCTGCATTTTCGTCATCTTCTCCGTCAGCAACAAACTCAAAGTTAATCTCACCATTTGGCATTAAGCCTTTAGCAATAACTGCTGTAGCGTAATCTACTACTGGTTTAACACTTGGGTGAATGTAATCTATACCATTTACCGGAGCAGTAGAGTCAGTAACAGCAAGACACAAATAGTGGTAATCACTTGCTCTGTTAACTGCATTTTTAGTTCCTAAATAGCGTAGATAACTAGCCATTTTTACGTCCATCTGATTCTTCATTCTGACGAATCTGGCGTTCATAGTTCTAGTTTGATTTATGTCATCTACTGGGATGTGTTTGATGTCCAACATATTGTGGGTTACCTTAAAGTATATCTATTATTTATTCTTTTTTAATTAGCTGGATTATACGACTTCTTCCAAGCTGGCTTATTTGTATCGTCTTTACGTACATATCTATCTCGTTGAGCCATCATTCTTTGCTGAGAATTACGATTATCCCAGGGTTCTGCTATGCCTTGTAAACAAGCTAAGATTCCATATCTACAACTATCAATACAGTCATCTGGATCACTAAATCTGCCTTTTTCGTCTACAAAGTAGTTCTGTGCTTCATTTAAGAAGTTAGTACAGTTTTCATTAACCATCAATGAACCAACTTCAAGCATTTGTCTCATTTGATTGATACCATATGCTTTGTGATTAGTTACTCGACCTTCACTATCTGGTGGATTCATAATAGCTTTCTCATAAACATTTAATCCATAAGATTCAAACAATTCCCTGATACTGGTCGCCGACATTGTGTAACGGCCCGCCGTATTTGCGTCAGCCGGTAGTACGATTGGTGTACCCATTACTTCTGGTCTAAGAAGATGATTAATATATTGACTTGGTACTGCTTCTTCAATGCCCTGCACAACAATTTGTCTGTGTAGATATGCCGTTCTTTCATTTGGTTCCCAATATATTAAACTAATAACTGTTTTATCATTTACTAATCCTAAGTCAAGTGATATAACACGTTGTATGTTTGGTAGTCTAGTAAAATCAATTTGTCCTGTTTGATAAGTAGGCCAATTAGATAATTGAAACACAGCACCTTTACCCATTACAGGTTTACCAGCAATACGTGCTTCTCTTTCATGTGGAAGATAATCTCGTTCTAATTGTCTACGAGTTGATTGCAACAAAAATGCTTGACCCCAAGGATCATATTCTGGAACATCATCCCACGCTACACGAATAAAGTTGTACCCTTCTTCTTTGTTCCAGAATTTACTTACTAATCCATTCAATCCTTTTAATGGAGTAAATGAACATAATACTTTACCTTGTGTAGTAGCTGTACGAGTTACAATTTCAGAGAAAAAGTCATCTGGTGGTTGTTCGTCAAATACAGCTAAGTTTAATTTAAAACCTTGTAACTGTCTTACTTCTTGGGTGTAGTTAGCAAAAAGGAGATAGCTATTTGTTCCGGAGGCATGTCGTACTTCCACTCCAATACAATTAGCTCCATCGTTACGCATAGTGTTAGTAACAATACAATCACGTGGTATCGCTCCGCTTCCCAAATTTTCTTGAATTTTAACATCTTGAGTCCCTAGTAATTCGTTTTGTAATACTAATGCTACTTGACTCCAGCCCTCACCTGCTACCATACAAGTAATAGGTTTTTCAAAACGATATCCTTCCCACCAATCTGGATATAAGCCAGTTAAATGCATTGCTGTTTCATAACAAGTACTTACTGTTTTACCAATACGATTGGCAGCAAGAATACCTCTGCGCTCATGTTCACCAGTTTTAAAAAACTTTAATTGATGTTCAAAAGGTCTAAAGTATTTAAGCTGATGATACTTCATATCTTCGCATACATCTATTGCCAAGTCTTCAAGACTACTCTTTAATGGTCCTGGGATAGTTTTTAATGCGTCAATAGTTAATTTATTTTCATCAACTACATAACGTAACGCTCTTGCCATTAGCGTTTCTGTACCTAACATTATGTACCTATTAATTCAGTAAGTACATCTCGGAATGTTATTAACTCATCAACTGTAAAAACATAATTGATATTAATATCTTCAATATCATCTTTGTTAAAACGAAAATTTATATGAGTTTGGTCATCTATTAATTTAGCACAAACTATATCAAATCCAGAATCTTCATTACATGCAATATTCATTATTCGTCCTCGTAAGGATAGTGTTGATTCATAATAGTTAGATGATATAATGCATGAGTTAATGCATTAATTTCTTCTGGAGTACCTGCCCATGTCTTAACATCTAACGGATCTATTGGTTTCTTTGTAAGTAAACCCTGTAGTCGTTCAGTTGTTAATCGCATACAATGTTCTATCTGTCCTGGGAAACGATCTTTAAATGCAACTCTATGTGCTTTATTAATCTTTTGCAAAATGATAGTATCTTTAACTAGATTAACTTCTTTGTTTCTTTGAGCAATATGAATTTCATTATCTCTAGGAGATATTAAATTAATATCAGAACCATCAGTTCGTTTTATCATTTGTCTAAGTTCCAAGGATTGCCAATAGCGTCACGATTCAATGAACCAAATTCACGATCAACCCATACATCCCACTGATTAGACTTATTAACTTTAAGTGACTGCATCATTGAACGCAATCTACGACCAATAGGTGTTAATGTTCCATCACTACGCATAACAGTTTGTTCACCTGTTCTTGGATCAATCCATTTAATTACTTCGGGACGATTACGACCAAACTTATCAATCTTATTTCCATGAGGTTGTTTGCTTAGTGGACCTAGTATCTCATAACTGATTTCACCAGTCTTGTATTTTCTAAACATACACATAGCTTTTTTACCTCTTGCTCGTAAATCACTATCTGGATGAGGTACAAAAGGTGTATAAAAACTATTTTGTATTTCTGATTCTGGAGGCAAGTCTAGATCTCTTTTTGGTATAGCTTTTAAAGGATCTACTGGGACTAAATCCATTTTATCAATGTATGGATTTTCACTTCCAAGAAATTTATCTTCAACAGCAGCACCATTCAATACATCCATTGCAATCTGATATTTTAATTTATTGGCACGACCTTTAAGGTTTAATACGACTCCAGTTTCATCGTAGACAAATCGTTCTAGTTCTTTTGCAGTTGGAAAATCAGTCATTAATCCATCAATATCATACTCTTGTTCAGATATTTGAATTATTTTTGTTTTTGCTGGGTTGAATGAATCAGTTTTTCTATCAAGGTCAATATTATCATTGCTTGAAAGATCAAGTGTAGTTGAATCCCAAATGCTATCTGATTCGGGTGTTTTTGAAGGTGTTGTTTTTTTGTTCATATCTTTTCTTTTCTTTTCTAAAAAAGTAAGAGTGACCCCATGCCACTCTTACTTGCTTTAACAGTATGCTTACACGATAGTATTTATCACTTTTTAGGTGACTTATATTTACCTGGAAGTTTAGAACCATTACTTGTTGGGTTAACATTAGGTCCTGTGTTGGCGTGTAAACTTTCAACAGTAGGATCTATGAATGGTTTCATTCCACGACCGCGATTAGCAACTGCATTAGTTACCATATCTGCTAATGCTGATTTTTCACCAGTTGATTTTACTTTAATAAACTCATCACGCTTGCTTGGCGTACCACTGTTGCCAGTAGTTGGGCCACGCTTTTGATTGATGGATTTTGATTGTGAGTTAGATGTATTAGTTCTCATACTTGATTACCTTTCGTTGGACCACGACCGACATTAATTTTGTCTGCGTTGCCCTTATAATTTTGTCCACATACTGGATCCCAACTACGTGTCTCAGGAAAGCGACCACCACCACTAGTACGAACTTGTGGACCACGATTAATGTTGTCACGAACTGAACCTTGTTTTGGTAATGCAGGCATTACTCTAGCATCTGGGTATGTGCTATTGTCATCGCTTTTGTTACCAACTGTTGGACCACGTCCTTTATTGACTAATCGTCCGTCATTCATATAACCTGTGTGTTGGTTAGTTTGATATTTACGTGAACGAGTAGGCGACATACTTGCCGCGCCGTCAAAGCCTAAATTTGTATCGCTTTGTGTTATTGAATTTGGTTTCATTTTGTTTTTCCTTTAGAAGATTTTTTTGCAGTTTTTGCTGACTCTTTAAATGCTTTAGCTGTGGGCGCTCCCTTAGTACCAGGCTTACGCATTGTTTCATTAGACCCACTTTTTATACGTTCTCGTTTTTTATGTATATTTGCATATAATCCGTTTTTCATATATCTATTTATTCTTTCTGTATACCAGTAAGTTTGGCTAATGCTTCTGCAAAAGCTATCTTTTTAGCTTCAATTTGATCCTGACTATCAGTGACTTCAATCTTAGCAATTGTATTCATTACTTTGTTCAATATCAAATTGTGATATTTTACGGTTAACTGCGAATCTCCGTTCGTTCTAGCTTTTAAAAAATCCTCAACTAATAAATCTTCGTATTTTCTACCTTTAGTTTGAGTTTTTAATGTATCTAATAAACCACCAATAGTTACTTGTTCAGTAGACCCTTTTGGTCTACCTGCACCGGGACGATAGCCGCCCTTGCCCTTTTTCTTTGGCTGTTCAATTTCTGTATCTTTTTCCATATCAGTATTTATCTTTATATTAAATAGTAGATTGAAAGGAAATGCAATGAACTATACTTGGTCTCCTGCTACTGGAGTTGATGTAGTAGCAATAGTCGCAATGGCTGAAAGCAATTTTCAGAGTGAAATTGACACTATATTTGATCCTCAACCCGTAACTTACAGCAGAAACATTACATTAGCTGTTGTCAATCAATTCTATGGTCCTCTTTCTACTTTATTAAGTGTTGCAAAAGATGATAATAGTAAACTACTAGCATATACGTGGGCAACAAGTACTGAAACTAGTCCCTGGAGTGACGACAAAATGGTCGTCATACGTATGGCTCATGTTGATTTACAACTATCACCTAAAATTAGAATACAATTACTAAAAGACATGTTCAAACTATGGGAATCTTTCGCAACATATGCTCAAGTACCTATAATCTGTTCTACAACTATGCGTAAAGATCAATCTGGCTTTCTAAAGCTACATGCTAAAGAAGGCTATGACATTCGCGGAAGCTATGCTTACAAAAAGATTAGTGCTTAACAAACTCGCCTGCCAATTCGTTGATGCCCATACTAGAAAGACACAAAATCATATGGTTCTTGATAGCACCGTTGGTGTCTTAACTTAATCTAATGTAGACCTTAGCATCCAAATAGATTTTTCTAAATCTAATGCTTGATCTTGACCGTAATTACTAATTTCTTCTAATCCTTCATTACTAGCAATAACAATTAGTGCTTTATAATCGTCTAATAAATGTTCTAAATCCATCATTACAGATTCTAGTAAAGTATCTGCTGAACCTTCAATAGTATCTGTAGGTATTGTACTGTCATTAATAACATCATTGATATTGCAGGGCATGTACTCTTGCATTGTACGTAATATTTCACCTATCTTATCAATTTGCTCTTGTCTGCGTTCATAAACACCTTGAAGTAATTTATGATCACTACGAAAGTTTCTTCCAGTAATATTAACATGTGCGGCGTGACTGCGAAAGTATGCTACAAAATTATTATTAAAGACAGTTGTTAGTTGTTCTGCTGTTGTCATCTTTTTAAGCCTTGTTTTTTACGTAGTTCTTCAGCAGCTTTTAAAGTAGCGATTTCTTCAGGGCTAGTATAAAATAATCCCATACCTACTTGTGCTGCTGGCAATAATTTACTTAACGCTAGTTTTCTTACAATGTTACTTGCTTGGTCAACAACGCCTAGACGAGATTGAGGTGCAGCAGGAGCTGCAGGTGCAGTGGTAGTGGGCACATTGTAAGTTGGCGCAGGTGCAGTGGTAGTGGGCACATTGTAAGTTGGTGCTGTTTTGCTCATTTGAGATGTTTGTCTAGCGTCAAATCGTTGCTGAATACCTTCTGCCATTTTCATTTGTGCATTGGCCTGTGCCGTTCTTGCGGCAGCACTTTCTTTCATGGCATCAAATCCACTTTTGAGTGTGCTGGCACCATATAAACCTGCACCACCAATGGCCACTGGCAGTGCGTACGGTGCCACAGCAGCACCAACTGTGCCCAGTGTTTCTCCAAAAGAAGTTTCAGTTGTGCCACCATAGTCAGGCACAGTTTCGTCAACACGTATAGGAGTATCAGCAGATTGCTCTGGACTTACAGGAGCAGGTGCTGTGGAATTGCTGGATGATTTTTGTTCTTCCATGTAAGCACGAATATCTTCATCGCTGAATCCTGCTTGGCGTAATTTATTAATTTCTTCTTCCATATTATTTTCCTGTTATGGCACGCATTGCGGCTATCTTTGACTGCTGTGTTGGATACACAAACTTTTGTGTTTGTGTATCGTAATTGGGGGTAGAAAATACATTAAAGCTATGGATACTGGCGTTTCTATAGAATGCTTGTGTATCATCATCCTTTTTCTTGCGCCAATCGTGTCCAAACTTCTGCACCATTTGACTGTCAATGTAGTTGAGTCTGGCCTTGTAGATTCCTTCGTATTGACGATTCAACAGGTCTTTTTCTTTGCCCCAAACTGCTTCCAGTTGTGATTGCGTTTTGTAAATGTCTCTGTTGGTGTTTAAGAAATCTTGTTTGCGTTTGTTGATGTCACCAGCAAATTGACTGCGTGTCAATCCTGTAAGTGCAGCAAACGCTGGCAAGTCACCAATATTGGTCATGTTGGCTGCTTGGTTCATTCTTATGTCTGCATCAGATTTGGGACCTTCGCCTGCATTTTCAGCTAGAGTCTTGGCATTGATGCTGGTGTTCATTTGCACAAATTCTTTTAAAGCACTCAATTGTTCAGCAGGAATGCTAATATTACGCAAATCTTCGCTGAGTCTGAGTCCATTAGGATCTTCAGTACGAGCATACACACCACTCACGGCATCACGCAACACTGCACGAGCCTTGTCATAACTAGTACCTGATCCACGGTATATACCCATTATAGGACTATTGGGTCCTGTCAACATGCTAACCTGTGTTCTGCGTGTGTCAGCAACAAACTTGCCGTCGTCACCTTTTTTCTGCACTTCAGGAATGACTTTTTCAACAAATTGTTTTTGTTCAGCTACGTTAACATCTATGCCTCCTTCGGCTGCTGATTTAGCAAGTGCCTTGCGCTGTTCATAAGCATCAAAACTTTCGCCTGGTCTACGAGCACCACCACTAACAGCGCCTGTACCACCTAAACTATTTTTATATTGTACTAACTTATTTTTTTCATTATTAAGAATACCTAATCTGTTTGTTTCTGTAGGTGGTGTACGTTTGATTTCGCGGTCTAATGCCGCAATGTCAGTATCTACTCTAGTAACTTGTTCATTAGATAGTGGGGCTGGTTGTACTGGGGCTGCTACTGTTGGAGCCGCTTCTGATGGCATAGACATTGTTGGTCTACCTTGAGCATCATATAACGGAATGCTTTGTTGTGGTGGTTGATTAACTGTTGTAGAAGGCATACCACCGCCTCTAGGCATTGGTAATGTTCTTATTAATTCTTGAACTTTACGAATTTCGGATCCATCACCTGGATCAGCTTTTGCTGCTGCTTCCATTAATGTTTTTGCTGCTGCTTCGCTTGGTTTAGCAATAAATTCGTTTGTTAATCTATTGACTTGCATAATATTTTGAGTAGCAATATCACTACCAATACCATATGCACGTAAATTATTAGTAGCACCACTATAACGTTTACCATTAGTATCAACTAATTGAATACCTTGCGGAGTAGTACGCTCATAGTATATTTCGCCTGTAGTAACGTCTTGCATTTTACCAGTATGAGTAACTGTACCTTTAACTGTTTGGGCGCCAGCGGTTGCAGTAACTAATTCATTAGCTGATAACTGTTTGCCAGTAGTGGCATTGTAACCTGATATTGGCGTACCGTTTGCAGCAGTCTTAATTAAATAAGGAGTACCATCAGCACCCATGACTGCTGATTCTTTACCAATGCCTAACTTGGCTGCTTCTGTTTGTGCAGATTGTTCCATACCCAATGCACCATACATAATAGCTTTTAACCAACTACCTTCAGTAGTCTTTTTACGTATTGAACTTTCTAAGTCATCTGGTGACATAGTTTTTAATTGTTGTTGTGCAGTTGCAAAGCCTTTTTCGTTATTCAATAAATTAGCAGCCTGTTCTCTTGCACGACTACGCATCCATTCAGGTGCATTTTGATCCTGACTCATTTTGATTAATGCGCCTGGATCTTCTTGCGCTGCTTGATACATATCTAGATGTTGTTGAACAGGATGACCATAACCTGTTTGTTCCCCTAGGGTTGCCGGTTGTTGACTTTGGTCAACGTTCTGCAATGGTTGAGGTTGCATTTGTGGCAATGTTGCTGGTTGACCCATTTGCATATTTTGTTGTTGCACTTGCTCAGGCAACTGTAAGCCTAAGCCTGAATCACCTTGTGATGAACTTAATTGATACATAGATGCTGGATCAACAGGACCAACTTGGCCTGCCATTTCTCGGCGACGGCGTTCTTCTTCTGTTTCGTAACCTGATGTATTTGATAAACTGTAATCTGCGTATGCCATATTTTAACCTTATAAGTACTTCATTGCGCTGCCGAAATCCATTCCAAATTTATTTCCTGTAGTTGTACTACCTTGAGTACCTCTAAAGTCTGGAGTATAGCTGGCTGCAGGTGTGCCAAAGATAACACTGGCATATTGATTGTATAATTGTTGTGGAGTCATCGCAGCCGTTACTTGTTGACCAGCTGCACCTAATGCTTGACCAATGCCACCTTGACCTAATTGTGCTAATTGACTTCCTACGTTAGCTCGTTGACCTGCAATGTTTGCTTGAACTTGTGCGGCTGTTTGTGCTTGTTGACTTTGATTCATACCAGCTAATTGTCTATCTGCTAATGCTTGTCTTGAACTACCTAACATACCTGCGCCACCAAATTGACGTTGTTGCATTTCTAAGTTTTGTAAGTACTGTGCTTGTGCAGGTGCAAGAGCATTATTGATTTGATTCTGTTCATAGTCAGGACTGAATAAACTTTCTAATCCACTAATGCCAGTTCGTAATGCACTTTCACCTGTACTACCTAATGTTTGTTGTGCTTGACTTGCAACGCCTGCTTGATTCTGTGCGGCATTTAACACACCGCCTGCGTTTTTATTATACACATCAGTAGCTCCGCCAACTGCGGCATTGTATGTTGGTGCAATAGTTCCTGTAAAGAACCCTGTTCGCGCCGCTATGTCGTCACGCTGTTCTTGAGTTAACTCTGCCGTTGTTGTTGATGATGATTTTCCGAAACTCATATATGTTTCCTTATGTTCTATTTAGTTAAATTAATTATGGCGCAACTGGATATACATAGTTCGGATTGAACGATTGCTGTAATCCCCAAGGTGTTCCGGGTGCGTTTGGTACATTATTATACAATGCTTGATTGAATGTAGGTCCAGGTTGATATGGATGACCACCCCAGTAGTAATGACTTTGTACAGGACTATTAGTATTGTAGAAGTCTGTTGGTTGTATATAGCCAGGATTTAGTCCTTGAGGTATGTTTAACTGTGGACCTGTACCAAAAGAGTAAGTTCCATAATGTGTTGAACTTCCGGGTGTAGTTGGTGTAGTTGGTTGTGGTATAACTACCTGAGGAGCTGGATTATGAATCACAGTGTCTGGAGTAGTTGGTCCGCCTGCACTGATATTTTCTACTGGGGGTCTTGGTGTTAACTCTGTAGGTACAAGAGGTAACAATGGTTGTTCTGTTTGAGTAGTACCTGGAGTAATAGTTGAACTTGTATCAATTGGTACTTGTGGTCTAACTACTGCGCTACCATCACCTGCTGCTGGACCTTGTGGTGGAATATATACAGGTGTAGCAACGTTGCCACCTGTAATATCTACATTTGCTACGGGACCTAATCCTGTATTATTGCCTGGAGTAACAACTGCGTTAGGATTAGGATCAACATATGGTTGTTGATACATGTTGGATGGAACAGTTGGTACTTGTGGTGTAACAACTGCTGACCCACTACCTGTATTAACTGGCTGTGGTGCAGGCTGATTAGCCAATTGCTGAGTAAATGATCCATCACTAAAATGTGTAAGAATATAAGGCGTTCCATCACCAGTCACTACTTGTTCAGTAGAGACTACTCTAGGTGGACCAGCTTCAACTTCCCATGCATTAGCTTGTGCGTTATATTGTGCTGTACCATCATTGATTTGATCTAATGTTGCTAAGTCTGTATTAGGACTTCTAAATTCTGTTTTAACTGGATTTGGATTCTCGGCAAAACCTGCAGATCCACTCACATCAACTTTGAAAGGTGTATCAGCATTAACAGTAGGAGGTGATGCAGGCCCTGGCTGTATTGCAGGTTGTGTGATATTACCATTACTATCAACTATGTTTCCTTGCTGATCCATATAGTTTCCACCACCAACATCAACTGTATTAGGAGGAGTTACTTGAGTAGGTGCAACTGGTGTAGTTACTGGAATATTTAATTGTTGATTGACTTGTTGTGGAGTCAATGCAGCAATTTCTGGAGACACTTGCAATATTTGTTGATTAACTTGTTGTGGAGTTAATGCTGCTGTTTCAGGACTAACAGGTCCTAAGTCAATTCCACCATTAGCATTATATGTCACTGGTACAGGTTGAGGAGTTATTGTTGGTTCAACGGGTGCTACTACAGGAGTTGGTGGAGGTGTAACCATATGCGATTTAATATAATCAGCTTGTTGATTTGCTAATTGTTGACCAGCATAAGATTCAGCTTTATAATTATCAATTAATCTTTGTGCAGCCTCTTGTGTATATTGGTTGTCACTCCAACCTAAGTTTTTAATCACTGATGATCTGTCTGGAGACTTAGACATTATATTATCAATGTTTGCATTGTTGTTAGCTTCAGTCATTAATGGTTCAACTCTAACTTTCATGTTAGATTGTTGTTGTGAATTTAACTGATCCATTCTAGACTTAGCAACTTGATCTGCTGTTTGTTTAGCAAATTTATCTGCAACTTGTGTGGCTGCTGCAATAGAAGTTCCTGGACTCCATCCCATAGATTGTATTAATGAACCTAATGGATCGATAATACCTGGAGCATTTGCAATTGCTAATGCTGAGTCTATACTCATTGGTGGTGCTACTGGTGCTACTGGTGCTAATGGTGTTGATGTTACTGGAGTTGATGTTGTAGGCATTCTTGCTGGTGTGCTTGCCATTTTATAATCTGCTAGTGCATCGTTAACTCCACCTGCCGAAGTACCTTGACCAGTAAAGCCCATTTCTTTGTTAACATAACCTACTGGATCTGATGTATTAAGTGCTGCTTCTAAAACGTTATCTGGAATACTAGCAGCATATTCTGCTCTAGTCATTTTACTACCTTCTGCTGCTGGATTGACAGCGCCTGAGCCTGCAAAGTATTGCATTGTTCCACCAATTGCGCCACCAACTGCACCACCGGTTAATGCGCTTTGAAGAATGTTTCCACCTGTTAATGCTGCGGCTGTTGCACCACCTGCAGCTCCGCCGGCAGCACCACTAAGTCCCTGACCATAGCCAGCGTTACCAACACTTTGTGCGACTTGACCACCAACATAAGCTGTGGCTCCACCTACTAATGCTGACTTAACAATGTCTTCAGCACTACCACCTTTAACTGCTGTGTTAGCTCCTGCGCCTGCCATTGCTGCATATACTGGCGGTACGCCCATAGCCATTAAGCCCACATCAACAAGCACTGCGACTGGATTATTAATTACAGGCTGTACGATATTTTTATCTACCCAATTGACTACTCCGCTCATAGTATTACCTTTGTTATTATTGTATTTAGCATTTTATTGTTTGATGACCTGTGCAGTTAAACTACGCAACAGGGTCGCTACTTTGCCTATTGTTACATCATATGATCCTGGTACATTAAACTGTGCGTGTAGTATATACCAATAGTAACCAAAATCTAGATCGGGACCATCAAGCACTGTACTGAAAATGCTTTCTAAACTGTCTGTACCTGTTCCAATAACTACTGACCTAGTAAATGTTTTTTCACTTACTAATACTTCATCTGCAAACAAGTATTCGGCACTGCCTGGAGTATCTGATGGGAAGCCTCTTGATCTACCTATATACACTACTACATCATAGTTGCAATCAGTTGTGCAATTATACTCCCACTCTAAATTAATCTGTGCTGAAATAAACACTTGTGTTGTTGGGCCTGATACTGTAACTCTACCATTGCAATCTGTAGGTAATGGATAGTTCAAATAATCTCTACCTATTGTTCCACCTGACACATAAGTGTTCCAAGTAAATTCTTCAAAGTCACCATTGTAACCTATAGTAACTGTAGTGTTAGTGCAACTGAAAACTACGTAGCTGGTAGCGTTTAATGGTTCATCGCTACCTGTTTCAGTTACACCTGCAATGTCTAACTTATCTCCAAACTGAAACGGTGGGTCAGTATAAGCGGCAGTAAAAGTAACAAGCAAGTAAGCTGATGGATTGCCACCTACAATTGTTATATCGGTGATAGGCAATGACAAATATATACTAGGATCTAATGGTTGTGGTGTAGGAGGATCACCCACTGTAATCGGCAATGACCACGGTTGTCTACCTGATGGTCTTATGTATACAGGAAGATAAGCACTAAAGCCTTGAAAGTTTTGACCTAAGCCACTTGGTCCCGATAGCAAATAATTAACAGCATCAACAATGCCTTCATTATCACTAACTTCAACTGGGAATGTAGCCATTAACGATCATCCTCAACTTGTGTGACTTGCCAGGTTGTTGCACTACACATCCATATACTATTGTTTGAAGTATTACCTAATTCGATTGTGTTGACACGAAATCCATTCTGATCTATCTGTGCCCAGGGATTCTTTTCAACTGATGTTCCATCACTGTTCACAGGTACTACAACAGTGTTTACGCTAACTGCGCTAGAGCCTACACTGTTTGCCCCCTCGATTGTAACTGATACATTACCATAGCCTGGCATTATTGGTATATCGTTGCTTTCATTTGATACAGCACCTATGTTAACAATTTCAGGTAGTATACGATGTACCATTAACTTACCGCTATAATCTTTTAATAGTTTAATGTTGTCACGACGGAATACGCTTTCAATTGGATCACCATTGTACCATTGATAGCCTTGATCTTTTTGTATTAACTTTTGATTAGTTAAACCTCTAGCGTATACAACTGTGCGAGAACTTAATAAAGGTTGCCATACACTTTCCGAATAATTAAAGACTGGTGCTTCACAACTGAATGTAGCATCATCAACATCTCTTGGTGCGTTCCAACAGTCTAAGTCATAACGATAACTAATCATTTTGTTTGGTACGCCGTTAGTTGCATTAGTATCTGGATAGTATATTTCTATCTGACTGCGCTGTGTGTTGGTCTCCATATAAACTCTGTCATAGTTTTCAGGATCTAATTGATCAAAGAACCAATTCTTAACACGCTGATTACCTAAGCCTTGAAAGTCTTGACCATCAAAGACCCATATGTCTCTAGCGTCTACACCATATACAAGTTTGTCAGTGTTAGCCCAACAGTTACTTGACAGTAGCCCACGACCTTGATTGAACTGTCGAACACCTAGTATAGGAGCTGAAGTTGTTGCATAGTTAATTGGACTGAATACAACAGTGTCCCAGTAACTGCATAAGAAGAATTGACCGTTACAAGGGAATGCATCTAATGCTGGGCCACGCAATGGGACTTCTAATTGGTTGGCTACGTTTGTTACTGTTGGTGTCCATGTTGTTGGCGCTTGATTAAGACCAAATGTTTGACTCCATTGTACAGTTACGGGGTATAATTCTGTTGCATCTGTAACTGCATTAGTTGCTGTTAGATTACCTGCAACTAATATTGAACCAACGTTAGGTGTATTGTATAATCGCATAAACTTGGCATACACGTTAGACCAATCAGCATTATAGTTCCATGTATATGCTGGTGCAACATTGCCACCTGAACCATAAGCGTCAGCAACATTACATTCAATTGTTACATCATTAACAGTACATGCAGTTACTAACCATGTACCATTATAATATCTTGGGAGAACATTAGTTATTGCTACATATGCGCCAACAGCAAATGGGGCCGCAACAAGTGTATCAAACTCAACTAATCTAGTTGTACCAGTAACTGGAGTAATATCATTAATATCTAATGGTACTTGATTACTATACATTACTAATACAGCATCTACTGCATCAGGCCAGAACATAGGTGGGTTCTGCTCATCATTAAAAAATGCTACTGTACCATTCCAGGCTTCTGTAATGTTTGTTGCTTGATCGTAGGCAGGATTAAAGTTGGGATCAGTTGGCGTTATATCATACCAATCAGTCTGTCCATTACTTGCATACCATACACCTTCAGTGGTTGCGACAACAAACCAGAATTCATTATTTTGTCTAAAGCCTCCAGAAACAAAAGTA